ACATCGGTCAGGAACGCGCCCATGCGCCACCTCTACATAATGCGGCTAGTCGGAAGATTCCTTCGCGCAGACGGCTACAAGACAAGCCCCTCATCGGTGATAGTGCCATCAGCCATCAGTTGTGGCTGATACTGTATACTAGAGCAATCTTGTACATCTTGCCTCCATCACCGGTCAGAAGATGCCTTCTCTGCCCCGGATGGCCCAACACTGCGCGCTCTCATTTTCCGCATCCAGTCTTTGCGCTCTTGATGACTGACGCCGCCCGCATGTTTGTACAAGGCCGGATCGATGACCTCCAGCGCGTCCAGCATCCCGTGGACGTCTCTAGAGAGCATTGTGATAGCGATCAGCAACTCGTGCTGCCTCGCGCGAATGCCGTATTTGTCATGCAAACCGTCATAACGCTTGGCATCGCCCGACTCCGTGATGGAGGCAAAGACGTTCCACCACCGCGTCAGGGCCTGCACGGCGGGTACGACCATGTCTTCAGCCATCTTGCTCAAGGCCTCGCAAAACTCCTGGGCCTCGGCCAGTTCGTCTTCGGCCATGTCAAGCCTCCTTCGGCGGTTTGTCCGCCCGCTCTATGAGCGCCTCTGTGGCCTTGCGGTAGTCGCCGCACTGCGCCAATAGCGCGCGGATGTCGTCATCTGTCCACCCGCGCGCCTTCGCCGTGCGCGCGACATCATTGAACGCGAGGCGTTCCTCTTTCGTTCCGGTGATGGCGGGCGGGGTGGGCGGCGCGGCGGGACGCTCACCGTTGGCGGGTTCGGCTATCTCAACGTCCACAATGTTCACAGGTTTGCCTTCCAGTTTGCTATCGTCTACCGGCATTTCTTCGGGCGAATAAAGGCCCTGGAACTCCTCTGGAAACGCTTCCCTCAAGGCCTGCACAAGCGCCACCTTCCTGATCATTGTCGCGGGCATCTGCTCCCAATTCCGCATGAGTTTGCCCTCACGGGTCTTTCTCTGATACTCCTGCAGGCTCACGCTCGTTTCCAGGGGCACGCTCCAGTCCTTCCTGTGCACCGCCGCCCAGCCCCCTACCAGGGTTTCGTTTGGCGCGACAAACGTGCCTTTTCTGTACTCCATTTCCCCGTTTTGCTTTTGTACAATCACGCCCGCTTCATACCCGTTGCATAGTTGCGATTTGGCCGCCCTCTTTGTGAACGTGTCTTTGCCCGTAACGATGGTGGCTGGCTCGTTACCGAACTTGATGAGGTAGGCTTCGCGCAGGAATGGGTTGAGTTTCTGATACCTGCAGAGGTTGATAAACATCGCGATTTCCTGGTCGGTTACCCGCGACGGGTCTCCAGAGACGAGGTATTTTTTCACGATGTCGTAGGACAGACTGATCGCGCCGGAATCTGTCTCGTACCGCACTAGCCATTCTTCGGAGTTGCCTGTCATTTCATCTCGCTCCTGACATACTCATAGGCTTGCCGCTCGTGCGGCTCGCCAAAACTGATGTCGTGGATCACCTTCGCGCGGGCCATCAGGTCGCCTTCCCGCGCGGCCTTCAAATTGCGCTCGGCCCAAATGATGGCCTGGCGAAACTCGCTGGGAAGGCCATAATGCCGGAGTCCGCACTTGTCGCACTCCGTGTGCGTAACTCCGCATGAGTCGCCCCAGCACCGCACGGGGCTACCGCACCGAATGCATCTTTCCTCGCTCATGTTCTCCCTCCTTCATCTTTTTTGCGTAGGCGTCCGGCGGGACGGCCTCGCTCGGATTGCAGCCGCGCCGCCGCGCGGCGTACTGGACATAAGCATAGCCGCCATGCTCGGCGGCCCAGAGGTTGGCGTCGGTCAGGTGGGGGAACGGCCCGACCCAGACGCCGTCAGGGGTGTACACGAAGTGCATCGTTCCCATGCTACAGTTCCTTCGTCCGGGGACGTCCGGGGCGTCCCCTGACGCGCATGGCCTCCAGTTCGGCAGGCGTGAACACCCAGTCCCGCCCGAACTTCCGGCCAAGTCCGCGCCTGCGCGCGATCTGGTACACGCGCTGCTTTGTGATTCTCAATTCCCGCGCCACGTCCGGCGCGGTGTAGTACGTCGTGTTCTCTATCATGGCCTTATTATATCACAGGTACAGCATTTTGTCAAGGGGCATGGGAAAAGACACGAAAATTTAAGCTTCACCCCCTTGACAAAACTCTTTTTCTGTGATATAATTAGGTAGAATCAGAAAACGAAAGGAGAGCCGAGATGAAACTGTTTTATGTAGTAACAAAGACGAATTGGGCGGCGTCTCGGTGGACGCCTTGCGCGGGGCCGTTTGCGACCCGCGCAGAGGCTGAAGCGGAGGCCGCGCGTTGGCGGCGCGGCGGGGATATTGCTGACGAGCGCCATGCTAAAGTTGTGTCGCGCACTTGGCTTGCGCGACACGGCTATCCCAAGGTTGTTGTCGGAGAGGCCAGGATTGTAGAAGACATTGCGTACAATCGCGCAAAGCCCGATGCGCCGACCGCCGAATAGCCGCCAGCCTGCCAGCGCGGGGTGGGCGTTCTCTCCGGCGGCCCGCGCAAAAACGAGAGCCGCCGAGGAAGGAGGCACAGAGGATGAGCCTATATTACCGTCGCGGGTTACGTAACTTATCGGACAGATTGCGTTACTGGGCGCTCGCTTTTTGGCAGGACCTGCACTACACGGCGAAATTGCTATACTCTGTCCTATCGGGCTACAACTGCATTGTAAGCAAGGCATGGGACTGCAATGACGAGGAGGACTACGGGTACATCTGGCAGCCATCCGCTCCGCAGGATTCCCAATACTATGCCTGCCTGGAATTTGGGAATGGCCGCCATCTGCCCGTGCCGTTGGTGCTAGGTGGCGAGAGTGGTTTGCCCATGCAGGACTTTGTTATCGCAGTGCTCATGCGGCTTGGGTGTTTTGAGAAGGCGCTCAAAGATATTCATGGGCTATGGGGATAGTCCTATCCGCCGCGCCGTGCGCGACACGGCCGGGCGCGCGCTCACGGCCTTTGGCGGCGGCGCGGCGGGATATTGAGAACGGAAGGAGCCTAGCATGGAGATACTAATCGCGGGAATCGTCATCGTGCTCTGGGTCGCTTGGGCGGCGCTCCGAGCCGCACGCCTGGCAGATGATGAGCGTGGACAATGACCGAACGGCGCATGGTTACGCTACCCGTGCGAGGCGGCTAAACCGTAGCCGTGAGCGAACCGTCCGACCTGATGACAACAGATACCGCGCCAACATCCGTGGCGCGGTATCCTTTCGCGCTCGCATACGACGTCGCGCCCTCCACGTGTGCGCGCAAGAACGAGCCCGTCATCAATGCAATGCGGCGGCGCGACACCAAGTTGCCCGCCTTGTCGAGCGCGAACGACCAGACAGCAGGCGCGACAACCCGCTCATGACCGTGGCCCACCGCGATGATGTCCACGTCCCAGGTCAGAAACATGTCGTGCAGGTTGTTGACCTTTGCCCCGGACTTGCGCGACGCGAACCAGCCATGATGCACGTAGACGTCAACAGTGTGTACGTGCGAGTAGCGCGTGAACGCCAGGCGAATCATCGCCTCATCGGATAGATTCGCAATCTGCAGCCGACGGCACATCTCTCCGTGCACATCTCGCTCAAACCGCGCCAGCATCTTGTCTTCGTGGTTGCCTGTGAGCGCGCCGAGGCTTTTGTCGGCAATCGGAGACAGAACGGCCACGAGGCGCTCTATCTGCGCGGCGACAATGTCGTCGCAGTAGTCCGCCTCCAGCCCGCGAAGCCACGGAGCCAGACGCGATTGCCTGAAACGCCAATCCGAGCGCGGGATGTACTCCGCCATGTCCCCCAGGCCAATCCAGAGCGCATTGGGATCGTCAGCGATGGCACGCACCGTGCGACGGATGGCATCCTCATCGCACGCCGCGGAGCCGATGTGTAGGTCTCCGAGAAACCACAGCGTGAAAACATCCGTGCGGGACGTATGCCGTATCCGCCGCGTCATGCACTCCATAATGCGCTCCGGTTTTCCGTGCGGCGCGGGACGGGTGCGAGCCGTCCCGCGCCGCTATGGAAAGAGGGAGGGGAGATGTTCACTTGTCGGCGCGCGGGCCTGCGCCGAAAAAGCCGAGCATGTTCGACATAAACTCATGACCGAACGTGGCAAGGCCCACGCCGAATAATGCGGTCATGGCCGCTTTGAACAGGTCTGTCTTGTAGATGTCCCAACCGGCCACGCCCCAGGCGGCCACGAACGAGATGACCGACGCGATGATCCACGCGAGCAGGTTCGTGAACCGCCAGTCTCCGAGGTACACCTTGAACAGCGCGGTCAGGACGTAGGTTACCGACGCGATGCCGACAACGGTCAAAACTGCCTCTGGTGTTACGGGAAACTCCATCATGTCAAACCTCCTCTACTGCATGTCTTCATATTTGACCCGCGGCCCGAACGGGTCAATCCACTCGATCACGTCCGCGTTGTCGTCCACGCGGCAAACGCCAAAATGCAAGTGCGGCCCCGTGGTCAGTGCGCCGGTATTGCCGACGTGCCCCACGGGATCGCCAGCCCGCAGTGGCTGGCCAGGCCGCACATACGGCTCTTCGGAAAGATGGTAGAAGCACACCTCCACGCCCTGCGCCTTGTCCCAGAGATAGATATACCATCCGCGGTCTTCGCGCCATGAGACGATGTCCACAACAGCGCGGTCAAACGGGCAGCGCACTACCGCCCCCTGCGTTCCGCCGTCGGTGCGAATCAGGTCGGCCCCCTTGTGCCACCCGCCTGCGTATGCGGGGTCTTTGTACCCGAACGGCCTGGAGACTTTCCAGCGCGGCCAATAGGACAGAAAGCGCCGCAACGTGTACACCTTGCCAGGAGTTTCCTGTACAGGCGGCATGTACAACTGGGTTACACGCGGCCAGATGTCGTTCACATCATAGGCTTCCCAGCCCGCCGCGTTGCCGCCCGTGAACACGCAGGCAGGCCGACCGTCCAGCACCTGCGCATACTTGGCAATCTCGCTGATGTAGGTGCTGGCGTCCGTGCCGCGTTTCCACCCGCCTGGCCCGCCGTTGACCGCGTCCCGCCCGCACTCGGTTACGACAACCGGCACGTTGGCCAACTGGGGAACGAGATTCCAGCGGCCACAAAACCAGCGGTTGTCTATATCCGCCCCGACGCCCCAGTATTCGTGCAGGCCCAAGAGGTCAGCAGGCCCCGTCGCCGCCAGCATCGGCGCATAGACATTCCACACCGGCACGTCGGGCGTGCCTACGCTGAAATTGCCCACCACGGCGCGCAGGCCCGCGGCGTGCATGAGTTTCAGCCGCTCTACCTCAAACGCACAGTAGGCCTCGGCGACAGCGTCGGAGATTTCGTTGTACCCCTCAAACGCCACGTTCGGGTCGGTCATCTGCGTCATCTGTCCGACGTGCCGCTGATACCAATCGCGGGCGTTCGTCTGCGGCGCGCCCAGGGCCTGCTGGGCCTCGTAGAACCTGACGACGATGAGGCAGTCCGGGCCGACAGCCTGACGCACGCGGCGTTTGAAGTCCACCGATGGGTCAACGAGTTTCACGACGCGCGGCAACGCCCCGCCTGGGCCGACAAGCCGCGACGGGTCAAACCCATCGCCGATAATGTGCAATCCCACGTGATTCATTTGCACTTCCCCCCTTTTTGTGCTATACTACTGGCGAACCAGACCGGTTTGGTGTTGGAAGCGCCACCTGGCGCGCAACCCGCACCCAGCGTGCGGAAGCCCCCCACAAAAGGCGGGGTCAGCGCCAGGGGCGTTTTCCTATCTACACCACGGCCACCTGGCGGGCCGCTTCCGTCCGGTCTCTACCACCCGCCCATCCCGCACAGTAACGCTGCCATCACGCGGCAGCCCCAGCCGCCTCAATTCCTCATGCCATCTGCGCAACGTCGCCGCGCTGCCAGGACGGTATCCGCCGAGGCGAGGGTTGCGAAAGTCGCGCGGATAGCGCAGGCGCACGTACTTATACAGCGTGCTGACGCTTATCCCGCACCGCCGCGCAATCTCCTTGACCGCAACCTTGCCATCCGCGTACATCTCTCGCGCCCGTTCTAGCGCCACACGGTCAGGCTCACGCCAGCCCGTGCGAATAACCTCGCGGCCCTCAATGGTAACGCTTCCATTGCGCGGAAGCCCGCGTGCGCGCATTCGCTCATGCCAGCGACGGAGCGAGTCGCCCAGCGTTTTGACGTTCGCCGCGTCGCGCCCGCGTATTTCCCCGCGCCGCAGTTCAGGCGGTAAGCGGCGATAGACCGTGCTCACACTAATCCCCAACTCCCGCGCAATCGCCGTAACCGCCCATCCCGCGCGGCGTAGAGCGATAACGCGCTCCGTTGTGTCGCCTGCTACTGCCATGCTCTCCCCGTCCACTTGATTTCGCACACGTCCAGCGGCGCGAACGTGTCCACCCACAGCCAGACATCGCCGCCGCCCGTCTCCAAAATCAGCCACGTATGTCCGACCGCGCGCTCCCAGTCCAGCGGCATAAACGTCGTGCTGTAACTCCACACCTCTCCGCCTGGCGCGCCCACGGGGAAATTGCACACATACAGCCAGAGCAACTCGCTATCGCTTGGATTGTCCTGGAATTGCCACGTGCGCACGGGCCACGTTTGTATGGCCGCCCGCGTCGCCGTCGGTGTTGCCGTGCGCGTCCTGGTCGCGGTCGGCCCAGGCGTCGGCGTTCCCTGCACATTGCCGCAGGATACTAAAATTTGCTGCTTCGCTACAAGATTATCCCCCCTCCAGACCGACACCGTGAACGTGGCCGCCTCACCGCTCCGCCAGGTGCTGAACATCCAGAGTTGCACAAAACGCTCCGTCGGCCCGCCCACCGTCCAGCACGTGCCGCCACAATCGCCTGGCGTATCATAGTACCCGACACGCTGCGGCGTCTCCAGGCGCAATTGACCCGCACCGCCTTGCCACACGATTTCCAACACAATAGTACTGGCAGGCTGGAACGTCGCAGGCCCGCGCACGGTCAACGTTTCCGCACCGCTCCACGTGGCCGTAGGCGTGGCCGTCGCCGTGGCAGTCGGGGCAGCAGTCAGCGTCGGGGTGGGCGTCAACGTGCGCGTCGGTGCGGGCATCGCCGTCGGCGTCCGCGTCAAGGTAGCCGTGGCCAGGGTCGGCGTCTCCGTGGCCGTGGACGTGGCACTCGGACCGAGCGTAGGCGTGGCCGTGGGCGGCATGGCGACATACGTCTCCAGCGCTGCGACGCGGGTCTCCAGCCCCTCCTGCCGCTCTATGATACCACTTGGCACACACCGAGCCAGCAGTGCTACCATCGCGGCAAAAAGTATCGCAACTCTGACGCGAATCATAGCACCCTGGCTACGAGTGTCAGCACGCTCACGACGGCGCCAATGATGGACACCACCGCCAGCGCGCTAATCCTGGCGTCGGCCCTTGCGCGCCCGCAACTGTTCATTTTCCGCCTCCAGCCTAACAACTTTTGCCGTCAGCGCGCTCATCTCCTCTATCGCGCGCTGCTTCTCATCAGCCAACTGGCCCCGCAATCGGTCTATCTCCGCGCGCAGCGCATCCCGCTCCTGGCAGACGCGCTGGTACTGCGCGTGGACGTCGGCCAGGAGTTTGCTCTGCACGTCCGCCTGCTTCACGCGCAGCGCGAATACCGCGGCCACGACCGCCACCGCCGCCGAAGCCAAGTTCATGATGTCCAGCGCGTCTATGCTCATGCAGACCTCACGCTTGCGCTGTCCCGAAGCGCACATAGTCAATGTGGTACCGCTCAAAGACGCTACCGGTGGCCTGTTTGAACAGCAACTGAATGTACTGCACGTTCGCCGCGCGCTGGCCCGTTGCCGACGATGCGGGTGGGACACTGGACGCCGGCCCCCACGCGGTCCCGATGCCCCACGTCAAATAGTCGGCCGTGGTGTAGTTCCCTAACTCCAGCCAGATGGGGAACAGCCACGGCGACAGCGTGTACGTGCTGCCCATCTGCGTGCGCGTCCCGCCGCTGCAGAGCCAGGCCGACGCACCGGCGGGCTGCACCAGCCACTCTATGTAGTTATTCCCGTCTACCACAGAGCGAAACACAAACTCAAAGTTGGAACTGCTCGGAATGCCCGCAAATAGCACGCGCTTGTACCGAGGGAAGTTGCCCGCGTCTGTGCAGCGCAAGTCTGCGTACGCGCTACCGCTCCCGTAAATGTACACGTACAGCCAGTGCGGATACGTGGTAACGTTGTATCCGCTGCTGGCATTGATAGACGACGGCGCGGTGCTCCACGCCCAGCCGCTGGAGCCCACGGGGTCAGCGGTCATCTCTCGGTCGTGGCTGTTCGCCGACGATGGCAGCGCGAAGCGGTTGTACCAGCGCGACGAGAGAGACCCCGCGCCGAAGAAGTTGTCCAAACGGTCGTGGCTTCCCTTGATGGTCTGGTCTGTCCCAGACAAACCCGCCGCGCCCGTCGCCTCCAGCAGCGCGATCCGCCGCTCCAGGTCTCGCATCCTGTCCAGCAGGTCTCTCATGAGATGACCTCCAGTACCGGCTTCACCGTCTCCAGCCCGTCGGCGCTGACGGTAACCGTCAGCCGTGTGATTTTGGCGTTGGCGCTGAACTCCCGCCCCCACTGGCGTGCATAAATCGTGATGATGTCGCCCAAGTCCCAGGTGGGCGGCGTTGCGCGCTTCCAACTATCAAATATCGGCTCGCCCACGATAGCGATCTCCACGCCGCGCGCCGCCAGTTCCGCGTCCCCCCGCGCCTGCAAACTCGCCGTCAGCGACAGTTGCCGCGCGTCCACGAACGCCTCGCGCCGCTTCCATGTGCTGATACTGCCGCTGTCCGACCGCTCCACGACCGTGCGGTTCGCCCCCTCTCCCTGTCCGCCGACGTACACGTAGTTCGCCAGCGCCGTCGCGTCCCGCGCGTAGCCCATCTCCGCGAACGTCCGGCGATCCGCGCTCATCACAAACTCATCGTTCACGCCGTTGCCCTTCGTTCTGTCCAAGCCCCAATTGAGTGCCGTCCTGAACTCGCACCCGCTGGCGGTCGGGACAAATCGCCAGGCGAACCCGCCCGCGTCAGCCAACTCCTGCAGGACGGACAGGATGATCGTGTAGCGGGCGTTGTACGTGAGCGAGGCCGCGGCGTGCTCGTCGGCCTCCACCGAGACGTCGCTGAATTGCCGCGCCGCATCCGCCCCTGCGCCCAGGTTGTAGTACACGAACTTTTTGGCCACGTCGTCGGCGTGGTCGGTGTACGTCTGGTACTCCTGACCGGACGCGGGAACGGCAATTCGCGCGCGGGCGTAGTCGGCATGATCCAGCGCCGTAACGGCCCAGGTCTCGCCCGCGGGCGCGGTCGTGGGCTTTTTCCACCCTTCGCGCAGGAGCCGCCCGCCGAAAACGATTTCGCCGTCTCGGATGATCTTCAGCCGACGGCCAAGTAGCAACTCCGAGATTTTATCGTCTTCTGGGTGCATCTCCAGCGTGGCGTAGCCGACATCGTTCAGCGCCTGCGTGTACTCCAGCCGCGCGAAGTACCTCACAAACGCCACCTTGTTGTACGAGTCGTCTTCCACCCAGACTTGATACTGCGCCACGTCAATCTCCTACGTAGCAGAGATACACCAGGGCATAGTATGGCGGCATGATGTCCTGTGTAGAACTCCCGCCGGAGGCGGTAGAACCAGACAGGGCGTGCGTGTGTGCCGAACCCGCGGCGGTAGAACCTGACAGGCTGTGCGAGTGGGCCGAACCCGCAGCGGTTGTACCCGACACGCTGTGCGAGTGCGGGTTCGGGTTTGTGCTGCCCGTCAGGCCGCCGTGATTGTGGTTAAGTAGCGATTGTACGACTCCCGTCGTTCCGCTCGCGGCACCTACAGGTATAACCCCTGGAGTGTCGGAAGAAATCGTATGGTTGTGCAGCCCGGCCTGCACCGCTTCGCTCGTGATGTTCACCCCGTGCGTGTGGCCGTTCTCGCTCGCCACCGTGATCGTGTTCACCCCGTGCGTGTGGCCGTTCTCGCTCGCCACCGTGATCGTGTTCACCCCGTGCGTATGTGCCAGGTTTTTCGTGGCCGACCCGCCGCTCGTGCCGGAAGCGTATGTGCTGCCCGCGCAAATCACGAACTTGTCCAGCAGGTTCGGCGTGGCCACGCCGTTTTCCACATCGCCGTTGCAGATGTGCCACCTGGTGTCCGCGAGGCCAGTCCGAGGATGGACGGGATAGTGGCCCGACAGCGCCCCGCTCCACATGATGATCTCGCCAGGCATCCGCTGCGACCCCGCGCCTGTGCAGTACGCGCGCTCGTCGGTTACCGTGATGACGCCACCGGTGGTTACGTACAGTTTCGCCAGGCTGATCTCCCAGGTAACGCCGTCGGATTGCGTGAGCGCGGGCGGCGACCCACTGCCCTCCGTCCCAGCCAGCCGCGCAATCCTCACCGTCTGCGCCGCGTAGTCAGCACGCAGGACAACACGGTCGTAGCGCGCAGAACTGGCAGGCGTCGGGACGCTCACCGTTTCCGTCGCCGTGCTGATGAACACCTTTCCGTTCACTACAGCCGCGCCCGCCGCAACGGACACCGGCGAGGCTGTCCCGCTCACTTTGAGTCCGTGCAGGACACCCTCGTTCACGCCGCCGTCCGCCAGGAACGCAGCGGCGTAGATGTTGTCCCATGTGTCAGCGCTGTACGGGCCGCCGTCGCCCGTGCCGTCCGTCCACGGAAAACTACTCTGTGCCATCTTGACCTCCTATACTCCCACGAACTTGTCGTACCAGGACAACGTTATGCTCCCGCCGCTGGCATTCTCTGCCGTAACGTGAATGTCATTTTCGCCAACGGCAAGGCTCCAAAACTCCGAGGCCGCGCTGATGTTCTTCAGAATGCTGGTGAGCGTGCCGACGCTCGCGTCGTAGAACATGACCGTGCCGTTCTCCATGTCAGTCTCAATGTAGTCGCCGGCGTCTTGCGTCTGCGTGATCTCCATTTTCTTGCCAGTCGTAACATTCGTCAGCGCGGGATTGTCGGCGGGGCCGGTTACCCGAATGACCGGCCACACCTCCACGTCGCCGGAGTTGACGGGGTAAATGTGCCCGTCAATGGTCGTGGACGCGAAGGACACAGAGAACGAGAGCGGAAAGCCCGCGCCCGTTCCCGCGGGTAGCGACAAACTTTCCTGATGTTGATCTGGATCGTACCAGAACGGCTCCGGCGCGTGGAACGTGAGCGACACGCGCGCGTAGTACGGCCCGTCATACTGCACGTCGGCCAGGGTGAACAGGCCGTCAATGTCGCGCACACGCCCGTCGAGCGTTACCACGCGCAGGGTGAAGTGCTGCGAGGTCGGATCCACGATGCGCTTGGGCGACAGTTGCGACTGCAGCGCCGCCACGGCCTCCTGCAGCGCGCCAGGCGTGGACTTGACGATGCCGAGCGCCACGGCCACCTTGCGCTCCGCCACATACGACCCTCGCAGCCTCGCTCCGTCCATGTACGGCACTCTCCCTACGACGGGATGCACGTCGCGCATGGACAGCCCAGCCGCGGACAGCAGATAGAACCCTGCCTCGCGGTCGGTCAGTTTGATCAGCGTTTCATCAGGCGCAATCGCGTACACATCCGACAGCATCACGTCAACCTCGCCAGCAATTCGTAGGTGCGCAGTTGGTCTGTCGCGGTGGCATTTCCGCCCAGCACACGTACCAGTTCGTCTATGCCCGCGATGAGGGCCTTCATCGTGTTCACCAGTTCGCTATCCCCTGGCGCGGCCTCCCGCAGCGGCACAACGGCCTCCGGCCCGGCCTCGCCCACGACCGCGAGTGTGGGCTTCGTGATAATCGCGCCCTGCGCCAGCATCGGGATGGTCGGGATGTCGGGCGTGCCGATGGTCGCGCCGCCCCATCCGAGCGTCCCGCCACCGATAACATGCCCCGCCACGTTGATGCTCGGAATCTCAATCTGGAATCCAGGAATGCGAATCTCCAGCGCGTTCCATGCCCTGATGAACGTGTTGATCATCTCGATAATCAGGTTCAGCGGCGCTTTGATCACGTTCACCAGGCTGTTGAAGATGTCGCGCGTGCGGTCGTGCAGCCCGTTGAACCACGACGTAACCGCGGTGTAGATTCCGCTTGCGGCGTTGGTCAGCGACGTGCGCAGCCCCGTCCAGACCTCGGACGCCCGCGTGGTGATATTCGTCCAGATGGTGTTGAGTCCGTCTCGGATGGCGCTGACGCGGGCGATGGCCGAGTCCTTCGCGCTCGTCAGGTTGTTCGCGATGGCGTCCCGAATCCTGGTGAGCGCGCCGCCGGTGAGGGCGTCCAGCGTCTTCAGCGCGCCGTTGATCACATTCACCACCTGATCCCACAAGGTCTTGGCGATGTCCTTCACCGCCCGCCACACGCCCTCCCAGTCCCCGCGGATCGCCGAGGTCATGACCTTGATGAGGTCGCGGATGATTTTCAGCGCGTTGTCTATAGTCGTGCGAATGGTCTGCCAGGTTGCGGTGATGACGCCGCTGATAATCTGCCAGGCCGTCGTGAGTACAGCCTTGATCGTGTCGCCGTGCTCTTTGATGAATGCGCCGATGGCCCCGAAAATCGTGGTGAACAATTCGTACAGCGCCTGCAGGAGCGGGGCGATCTCCGCGTACACGCTCTGCAAAATGGGCACAATGGTGTCGCGCACGGCGGGCCAGTTGGCCACGATGTAGTCCACGACGGCGGCCACGGCGGGCACGGCGTTGTCCGAAATCCACTGAAACACGGTCTGAATCACAGGCCCGACGGCCTTCAGTGCGTTCTCTACAACGGGAATGGCACCCGTAGCCAGTTGCGACAGCCAAGAGAACAGGGATGTGAGCGCGGGCAAGACCGCCGCGCCGATGGTCTCCTTCAGGTTTCCGAGCGCGACGTCCATCTTCTGCTGCGCGCCCGCAAAGGTGTTGCCGTAGGCTTCCGCCTGACCCGCAAACCGTTTCTGCAGTTCGGCCAGGGCCTCCTGCGCCGTGGCATTTTCACCCAGCGTGATGCCATAGCGAGCCAGGATTCCCGTGTTGCCCTCGTGAACCTTGCCCACGATTTCGGCTGCGGTCTGCAGGTCAATGCTTTTGCCCCGCGCCAAATCCTGCGCAAGGCCCATCAGGTCAAGCGCGGTCTTGTAGTCGCCCGTGGCCTGCGTGAGCCTGGCAATGGCCTCGCGCCCCTGGCCATCATCAAGCGCCGTCCGTGCCAATTCCTTTTGCAGATACGTCTCTATCGCAGCCGAGGCAGTCGCCCAGTCCCCTCCGGACGCCTTGACCGCCGCCGCGAGGCGCGCGATACCCTGCTCTTCCTCACCCGCGGCCTTCGCGGCGTCCCACACGGCGGCACCGAGCGCGGCAACACCGGCGACGGCAGCGCCGCCCAGGGCCGCCGCGGCCTTGCCCACGCCACTAAGTTTGTCGCCGATGCCGTCCAGGTGCTTGGACGCTTCGTCTTTGAGCGTCAGCAAGATGGCCAGGTTCAGAGCCTCACCCATCCCGTATCTCCTCAATCTCTCGCTTCTGGCGTTCGGCCACCGCGTCGCGCCATGCGAGCGCGCGCATGTACCAGATCAGCACGTCCTCCCCGCCGCGCTCTATCTCCCACGGCGGGATTCCCCACTCCTTCGCGACCTCCAGCACTCCGGCCCACCACGGCGCGCTTTCGGTGATCCCCGCGCGCCAGACGGCTAGGAGGTCGCGGTCAAAGGGTTTACCGCGGCCTGCGCCGCCACCTGCGCGGTTTTGACGAACTCGGCCAGCACCTCGGCGGTCTCCTGCAGGTCAAGTTCCCAAAACTCGTCTTCCGTCCAGTCCGAGTACTCCGCCAGGATGGGGAAGATGGTCGGATAGTCGTCTATCAGTTTGAGTTCACCGCTGTTGATGCGGCTCATCAGGAAGTACACGCGGTTGGAGCCGCGCGGGTTCAGCGGTCTGTCTGGCTTCATGCCGCCCTCCTACGACAGCGCACTCACTTCGTTCACGACAATGGCCGACCAGGACAGGTTGCGCGCATCATTTTCCACTACGCGGAACGGCAACTCCAGCACGTCCAAGTCGTCTTCCTCGCCCAGGTCGGGCACGTCCGTGTACTGAATCGCGGCGTCCAAGATGAACGTCTTGTACGTGTACGTCGTGCCAGGCGTCGTCAGCGCACTGCCCTCGAACTTCAGGCGCATGAGCCGCACCGTCCCCGCCCGCGCGGCGGCAAGTTCTGTCTCCGCGTTGGAGTTGTGTACGAGCATCAGTTTGCCCGTGAGCGCTTTGCCGCCCGTGTCGGCATTGTTGCCGACGTACACCGGCGCGGCGAAGTACAGCGCGCCGTCCGCCGTCCAGAGCGGAATCCAGCCTGTGTCTCCGCCGAACTCAAAACCGAGCAGCGTGGCCGACTTGAGCGTAGTCCCGATGGTGCCCCCGTCCGCGTCCAGGTAGAGTTTCCCCGCTCCGAACAGGATCGGCTCCACCGTGTCGGCGTCTATGCCCGTCGTGAAGTCGCCATCGGTCGCCTGGCGGCCTCGGAGCGCGGCCTCAATTGTTACCGGCCCGCCCTTCGCGCCCTTGATCTTGAAACTCTCACAGAAGACGTACTCGGCCACGTCCACGCGCTGGTTGTCGCCCGCGCGCACGGTCAGCGTCGCGATGTCGTTGGACGCCGCATTGTCGCCGACCGGGCTATCAAACTGATAGATTTTGCCGGAACCAGAACCATCCGCCGCGCCGGTCGTGGTATCCTCCACGCCCGTGGCGAGGATGTAGGGCAACTGCTCAAACGACGCGGGCGTGGACGCCAGTTTGATGACCGCCCCGGCCTGCGAGTAGTACACCAGGCCCAACGAGTGGTTCGCCCCGACCTCCTCTTTCACCGCCTTCGGCACTTTCTCGTCTTTGAGCGTTCCGGTGCCGCGCCAGACGTGCGTTGCCGCCACCGCCGTCCCAGGCGTGGTCTCCAAACCGAACTGGATTTTGCGCAATGCGCGGATTCCTGCCATGTTAATCAAACCTCCTCTCTTTACTTTGCGACGGTTATGGCGTCTCGCTCATACACCGTCAGCGTGAACTCTATCGCCGCGTGATCATTTGAACCGACGGCGAAGGTGATGAACTCGTAGGAACTCAACTGCGAATGCTCCACGGTGGCCACGCCCAGGCCCAACGACGACGCGAACTTGTCGCGAACGGATTTCACCAGCGGCACGAGTTGGCTCATGCGCTCCGCGACGGTGCCCTGGCCACCGGGCAAGCCCACGACCACAATACGCACGCGATGCACGGACGCCGCCGCATTCGCCCCGGATGCGTCCAGGTCGCCTGCGTTCGGAAGGCATAGCGCCGCGGGCAGGTCTCCTGTGTCCAGCGACGCGGGCATGTCCGTGTGATCGTATGCCGACACGATGCCCGACACCGCCGCCATTTTCGTTTTGCACGCGGTCAGAACGTCCGTCAGGCCCATGCTACCAACCTCTTCCGGTACGGCTCGAGCAGCACGGCGACGTCGCGCGGGATGCCCTGCGGCACCGTCATCATGCCGGCGTCCGGAAACGCCACGGTGTCGTAGGTTGTGGCGTCGCGTTGGCGGTACATGTACCCCGCCAGGCGTAGGGTCGCATGGACAATGTCCGATGGCGCGACCGCGCTGTACCCCCACGTGCCCTCAACACTGATCCAGGAGTCCACGTCCTGCTCCCACGATGCGCTGGACAGCAACTGGATTCCGATCTTCGGCGTTACATTCCGCGGCACAAGGACATAATCCGCGCTGCTGATCTCCGTCCCGTCGCCGTTGGTCAGCGTCGTAACGGTCAGCAGGTCTTCGTCCACCAGGAGCGTGTCGCCGATCACGTCGTCCAGGGTGTAGTACCGCGTGCCGGAGACTGCCTCAAACCTGCGACCGCAGTACCTATCAATCGCCGCCTGCGCCCGCGTCAGCAGGTCTCCGAGCAGCGCGTCTTCGCCGCTCCCCGTGATGTTGAGATACGTCTTCAGTTGGCTCGTCGTCGCGTATGCCATTTGCGCTCTCCTGCTCTGCTTCCACCAGTACCGCATAGCCTGTGCGCGTGAGGTCGTAGACCGCCGTCTCGTCAGACACGGTGATCTCCGTTCCGGCGCGCAGGGCCATGTGCCGGTAGTTCACATCTTTCACAATCTTGAGTTTCCAGGTCATAGACTCCTCCAAGCCTGGCCACAGAATACGACCGTCCGGCGTCTTGTGGCCGCACACCACCCCAGGTGCGCCCACTGCTGGATGCCCAGCCGTAGGCAATCCTCCGCAAACGACCAGTCGGGCGCGGTGTTGCCCGGTCCGGGACGCATCGGCAATTTCAGCAGTACATCGCGGCGGATCAGTGCGCACCCATGCCCGATGCCGCTGCAGCGGATGGCCTTTCCCCAGGCCGCCCGCAGTTCATCAGGGTACAGCGACAGCGACATGCCCAGGTTCTTCCCCTCGTAGCGCCAGACATTGACGACGGGCTTGCCATGCCGGAGCGCATAAACCCCATACGCTACTGGCACGCCCAGTTCCGCCAGGCGCTTCAGCGCGTCCGGCGGCGGGATCATGTCCGACTCCACGATGTACAGCGCGTCGTAGCCGCCCGCAATCGTGAGCAACTGCGCTTTGTGGTAGGCGTGCGTGATGTTGGCCAGCCGGTTCGGATCCGTAGATTCCTCCGTCGGCCCCGCGAACGGATTGTCGCGCGTGAACATCACGTCCAGCCCGCCGTCCCACTCCTGCGCCAGGATGGCCTTGACCGTCTCCGGCTCAAGACGCAACGTCGGACAGAACAACAGGACTCGCATCGCCCCTGTCCGCCAGGGCGGGGGGGCTATACCCCCCGCCCGTCATAGCATGTGTACTAGGCCGTCGGATGCTGGCCGTACTGGAACGCTTCCGCCTGTGCCACCTTCATGCCCAGCCTGATCTTGGCGAAGAACCCCGTGATGTCGTTCGCCTGGTACAGGTACGGGTTGCGGGACACGGTCATGCCCGTGCGCTCCACAATCACGAACTTGCTCCAGTCGCCGATCACGATGGTCTTCGCGCTCGCTGCAATGTCCGGCATCTGGCTACTGTTGAACACCGGCTTGCCAAGTAGAGAATTCGGGTCAATCACGCCCGCGGGCGTTACCTGGAACAGGAACTCCCCAGCGCTGGACGTGGCCTGGATTTTGCGGATGACCTTCTCCGTACCGTCTGCCATAACCCACGCGACGGTCGGGTTGGAGCGGTACACGCTGGATAGCGCGTAGTACAAATCCATGACCTCCGCCGCCGCGATGGTGCTGGCGCTTGCGAATGTCTTGCCGAGGGTGCCTCCTGCCAGCACGCCCTCCGGCTGACCTGAACCGGTGCCACGCAGGGCGTAGTAGTTCTCGGTCAGCGCGATGGCGTCGGCGAACATCCCCGACAGAATCTGCTCCAGGTTGAAAGCCGAGTCTTCCAGTAGTTCGTTCGTGACCTTCACGAGGCGGGTCAGTTTGTAGACGGTAACGTCGCCGCCGCCGAAGGGCTCGACTGCGGTCTCATCGTAGGAGCCGGACTCCTCCGCGGTCAGGGCAAATTTGGCCAGCGGCGTGCCCTCCGTTGGGACGCGCACGACGTCGCGGCTCGTGGTGATCACCATCGCACCCATCTTGCGCGGGATACTCTGCTCGTGCGCCTTCATGATGATCTGGTTGTAGAAGTCGTCGGGCACGGTTACAGCACCCTGGGTGTCGTTCGCCTCGTCCCAGACGACCGCCGTCTTGACAGCGCCGATGTCGCCGGTGCGGGCCCAGTGCAGGAACGCCTTGACCGGACTGTCGCCCAAGCCGCTCTTCTTGATGACCGCCGGAGTCGCAATCGCGCCCTTCACGGTCGGTGCCAGCCGCTCCGCTACCTTCGCGGCCAATTCGTCCAGGTTCACTTGTGGGGCCGGGGCCTGAACTTCCCCAGTCTTGATTTCGTCCGCCATTTGCTCATCTCCTTGTACTTGTGTAGTTTTTTCGTCTTCGGGCTGCTCTGCTTCGGGCAACGATCGCCCAGCGCCGGAGGGCGCTGCTTCGGCGTCGTCCAGGCCCGGCACGCGCAGTCCGAGTGAACGCAACTCGTGAACCCCCAGCGTCCGCGGCTCGGCGGGCGCGGGCGTCAAAGACACCTCAACGACAGGCCATTGCTTGATTTCGCCATCATCGGCCACCTCCACGAGGTGCTTGGCGCTGCCGGTAGACCACCCAAGCGCGCCCGCCTCCATGAGTTGCGCAAGCGCCTGGCGATATTGCTCATGGACTTCCAACTGCGCCTCGATCCATTCGCCGATGTCGTCTCGCCTGCGTTCTATCACTTTGCCGATGGGGCGCTTGCCGAGTTTCTCATCAAAGCCGTGGTCATACAGGACGGGCGGGGCCGGATACCGGTCTCTCCACGTTTCGGTCGCAGGCGTGAAATAGGTGCCATACAAATCCCGCCCGCCCCAGACAATACCGTAGCCGCCGACGCGGTTTCCGCCCAGCGACCGAACCGTCATCAACTCCTGTACGACGCTCCTGCGCTCCTCCGACGGAAGCGCGGCGGCGTCCAAAAGCGCCTGCAGCGCAGCAATGGCCTCCTTGCTCTGCTGGATCGCCGCCTCTACCAACTTGCGGTTCTTTTCGGAGAGCACACGCCCCTCGCGGATGGCGGGCGCGCTCTTGCGCTCCCAGGGCGCGTCCTCATCCCACTTGTGGTAGTATGCCGCGACCCTGTCTCGGATTTCGTTTTGCACGTCGGCGGGCAAGTCCGTCCCGCCGTGCCCGCCCTGTAGGACGGCGGCCACGGCCATAATGCCGCGCGGGACAGCCTTGAGTTCGCCGTCCACCACGTCGGCAAACGGCAACTTGTACCCGCCGAACTCCTCGGGCCGCTCGTCGTCGTATGCGAAGAAGGCCTTCCTGTACTTCGGCCAGTCCATGTTGTCCTCGCCGCCCGCCCACTTTCTGACGCGGGCCTCGGCGGCATCCGCGTCCCAGGCCATCGCCCTGTCCGCGATGGGCAAATCCGCTTTGCCGTTCGCTTTCCAAGCCATACGCACCTCCTGCTACTCTACCGCGCCGATCTCGCGGTCAATCTCTTCGCGCGCGACGTTCCGCATGTTGGCGTCCACAACCTGCCGCGCGATGTCCTCCAATTTGCGCCAGCCGTGCTGCGCGTGAAATGCCGTCTGCTGCGTGCCCATCACGTAGTCGCTGTATTTCGCCGTATTGCCAATGTAGGCGCGCCAGGAGTCTTTCACATTCACCAGCCAGCGTTTTTGCATCTGCTCACTGGTGTCGCGACCGTGGATCGCGCCGGACTTGACCATCCAGCGCGGGCCGAAGTGCCGCTGATACCAGCGAGAGCCGGGGCCGCCGGGGCGGTTCCACGGGCCTTCGGGCGGGTACGGGATCGCCTCGGCCTTGATCCTCTCCGCCAGGCGCGACACCACGCGCTTGGCCACCGTCTCTAGACGCGACTTGTCCAGACGCTTGAGTAGTTCCTCAAGTCCCTCCACTTTGACCACGAGGTGCTCACTTTCCACGGCGCACCTCCACGACCGTTTTACATCTGCAGCCAACATGGGCTGGCGGGCCGCTCGGAAACTGGGGCCGCCAGACGTCCTCCAGCGTGTGATCCAGCGGGCCGCAAACGTCGCACACCCGCTCGTCTTCCGCCGTCAGCCATCGCTCCACGACATCATGCCCGGTTTCCCGCAACTGCTTCGTGTACAACTCCGTCGCCTGGGACATCGCCCGTGTGGTCTCGGTCGTGGCGATCATGCCCGCGCGCACAGGGCCGAAGAGCGGCTCTATCATGGCCACCGCGTCATCGCGGGTCAGTTTGCCGTCCACGAGTTGGCTGATCACGTTCTGCAGGTGCGCAACCTGCGTCTGCTTTATGCCCTTCACGAGGTCATACGTGTACTGCTTCGCCCACTGCGCTGCGTCGGAGAGTAACTCGTCGTACTCAAACCCGACACCGACCTGAATACCCATATCCAGCGCCGCATCGGCTACGGTCAGCGTCAACTGCGCCACGAGGGTGCTGGTCAGGTCATCGGCCAGCGCGTCCAGTTCTGCGTCGGGCATCTCTCCAGAGGCCGCGCGCTTGGCGATCTTGTCCACATGCTTGGAGTAGACGCCGTTCAGTTTTTCCTGCAGGGCGCGTTCCGCCTTGTCCTGTGAGAACGCGCGCAGCGCTGGCGCGAACGCAGCCTGCACGTCCATGTCCACCAGGCGGCGGCGGATGGCAGCGTACAGCCACGGCGGGATGTGCTCGCTCTCAAAATCCACGTCGCCAGAACCGCTGCGCTTGACGGCCCGTCTCGCTTTTTCCCGCCAGCGCGCCAGGTCTCTCGCGGCCTCGGCGGGCACAGCCTCGGCGGGTTGTGTCGCTTCGGCGGGCGCGGCCTCGGATGCCCTCGCGCGCGGCTCGTATCCGAGTTCCTCACGCGCCTCGTCGCTGGAGATGATGCCTAATTGCACAAGTTGTGCAAGGGCCGCGGCCTTCGTGGCCTCGTCTTGTTGCACCGCCTCCACCGCGTTGAAGTCAAACCGCATCTCCACGCCCGTCTGGGAAAACAACTGGGCATTGAACGCCGACGCGATGATCCGCGCCTGAGGGAACACGGTCTCGTAGTAGAACGACAGTTTGTGCTCTCGCGCCGTCGCGAAGTTGGCCGCGTCCTCTAGCAATGTCTGCGGGATGCCGAACGCGACCGCGATCTGCTGCCTGGCTTCCGACAGGAGCGGTGCGACGGACAGGTCTTTGGCCTGCGAACCGATCACGCGCGGCTCCAGCCCGCGCTGCAAGATCGCCGTGCGCCAGGCCCGCGCAACGCCGCCGAACATCTTTTGCCAGACTGTGCGCACCCGCTCCGCGTCCGTTTCAGTCATCGCCTGCTCGGTCGTGAGCACAACCGCGGGAATGGCTCCATTCTCAAAAAACCTGGCAACGTAGCGGTTGGCGTTGTGCGCCAGTTGCGCGGCCTGGAGGGCCACACGCGCTGGCGCGCGCCCAGGGCCAACATCATCGGCTGCGTTGTACAGTCGGATATAGACCATCTGCTCCGGCGCGAACTTCAGCGTCGTGCTTCCGGCGTGCTGCTCAAACGCCGTGATGCCCTGGAACGGGTCGGCCTTCACGGAGACCGTCGCCGCGTTCAGCAACTGCAATCCGACCAGCGTCCGCCCACGGGTTTGCTTCAGCACATATGCCGCGCCGTGCAGGCACAAACTCATCTCAATGTCGCGCAGGAGCGCGGCCATGTCCGCGACCGGCACGGGTGGGGCGTCCAGTTGCACGTCGCCGCGCCAGAACTCCACCGGAATGGCCGACAACGCCATCGCGCGCAGATTGGCACAACGGTAGACCCAGGACACTAGATTGTAGGCGTCAACGGCGCTGGACACGGACTCCACGTCCCGCTCGCCCGACGACAACGCCAGGAATTGCTCCTGCGAAACAACCGTGCGCAGGGCGGGGCTGTCTCCGCCGAAAATCCACGCGCGAATGCGATTCATGCTCACACCTCAATAATGGCGGGCGTGCTGTACTGCGACGCCCCATACCACGCCAGCGCCAGCGACATGACGCAGTCGTCATGCAGTCCTGCGGGCGCGGTGTAGCGCAGTAGGCCGCTGGGAAGCCGCTCCATCGTGAACGACTGCAACTCACCGACCAGCGTCGGATCGTTCAGAATGCGCAGGTCTCCGCGCTCCAGCGCCAGCGCCAGGCCATCTATAATTTGCGCCTTCGTGGCATTCGTAGTTGTGAATGGAGTCACGGGCAGGCCTGCGCGCTGCAGTTGCTCCACCAGCGGCTCGCCCATCGCATTGCGCTCGGCCACGATGGCCTCGGGCCGCCATCGCTCGTAGAGCAGGCGCAGCCGCTGGGTCTGCAGCGCATAATCAATTTCGCTGAACCTGTCCATGTCCACCATCTCGTTCGCCGTGATGTCCACCACCGTGATGACCGTATAGTCTGACGATTTTGCCCAGTCCACGCCCATCACATATTGATGACCGGCCTCACGACCCGACTTGCGCGTGGCCGTGGCCGCGTCCAGCACCCGCCGGAAGACCGCGCCCGCGTCCTCCAGAAACTGGGCCAGGTACTCCTGGGCAAACGCCCGTTCTGGCATGTCGCGCCTGGCCGCCTCAATCTCCTCCGCCGCGATGTGCGGATTCGCCGACGTCGGGAACTGCCACGACGCCCACCCAGGCTCGGTCTGCCCTGCTAGGTAGAGACGCCAGAACCAGTTGCGTCCGGCGGGCGTGCTGATGAACAGCGCGCGCCCCTGACGGTCGGACAGGGCGGGGCGCAGGGCCTCGGTCCAGGCGTCCTCTTTCACAAAGGCGGCCTCGTCGACGACGGCAAGGTCTAGCCCCTCGCCGCGCAGGCTGTCTGGGTTGTCGGCGGATTTGACCTGCAGCCATCCGCCTCCTGGAAACTCCACGCGCCGCTCCGACTCGCTGATGCTGGCCCCAGGCACGCGACGCGACCAGGACTTCATCAGCCGCCAGCCGATGAGCGCCACGGGATACGTCGGCGCGACCCACCAGGCGTGGCCGCCTCGCAGCGCGCAGATAAGACACTCCAACGCGCCGAGCCGCGTCTTGCCCCAGCGGCGTCCGGCGGCAAGGACGCGGTGTCGCGCGGTCGACTCAAATACCTCGCGCTGCGCAGGGTGCAACTGTACGCGCAGTTCAATCTCCGCCATCGCCCGACATGTTCACGGTCAAAACAATGCGTTCGCCTGCGCTCGTGATGTCAATGTGCGAGTCGGGTGCGATGCCGACGCGATCCAGAATGGAATTGGCGGCCTGCACGCGCAGGCGCTTGTCCGACAGCGACTCGCGCAACGCCTTTGCCGCGTCCGCCGCGGACGTGGCAAGAATCGCCCTGGCCTGCGCCACGCTGTCGGCCATCAGCACCGACACGGCCTGGTCAAGTCTCCCTTTGTTGACCCACCGTGAGACGGTAGACTTGTCCACGCCGATGGCGCGCGCGGCCTCTGCATCGGTGTGCGTGGCAATACGCGCAAGCACCCACCTGACCTGCGTAGGCGTTGCGTCATGTAGGAGTTCGGTTAGTTTGGCGTTGCCAGGAATCTCCACGTCGTTGCTCCACGTTGCCAGTGGTTGGAAAAACAAAAGCGGGGCGCAATGCGACAAGGCATCGCGCCCCGCTGGGACTCTCCCACTCTGGGGCAGATTAGTATTCAGTTGTGTGCATTATACCACGGATTTCGCTGCGTGTCAAGTCAAGTGCTGGAAGTCCTTACAATTTGCGGCAAACTGTATGGAGTTTGTGTGAAGTTTATCACGGGTTGGGTACAAACTAAACTTTCGGGGTTTTGCTGTCCTTGTATTAGATGGGGGCAAAAACTCAAAGGCCCCGCGACGTGAGAACGTCCGGGGCCTTGCCGGGCTACGCAATGCTTTGCCTTTGCAGTGCGTCGCCCTGCGAAGCAGGGCGCAGCGTTGCCCAGCCTTTGCCTTTGCCGCGCGTCGCGCAGCAGTGCCTCGCCTTTGCCGCGCCCTGCGGAGCCGCGCCCTGCCCTTGCGACGCGTCGCGCAGCAGTGCCTCGCCTTTGCCGCGCGTCGCGCAGCAGTGCCTTTGCCCCGCCGAGCCAGGCGTCGCGTCGCGCCGCAACGCCTTTGCTTTGCGCGGCCAAGCCTTGCCTTTGCCGCGCGTCGCACAGCCCCGCCGAGCGCAGCGTCGCCTTTGCCTTGCTCTGCGCGGCCCCGCCATACAGCGCCGCGCCTTTGCCTAGCTGCGCGCAGCCCTGCCCTAGCCGAGCCGCTCCATCGTGTACTCAAATGCGCCGTAACTGGCATTGCGCCACTGACCGAGACCTCGCAGCGCGCCATAGTCCAGCCACTCGGCCAGTAAGTCTTCGGAGACAACGCCCAGCACGTTGACGGTGAACTCTACGGAGCTGCCCGCCGGAATCTGCTCTGACCTGGCCAGCGTAACCCTCTCGCCCTGGGCCGTCTGCGCGCGCAGCGGGCGCACGCAAAAGTCCATCTCGCCCGCAACGGTGATAGGGATTTGGCGCGGCCTGACAAAAACCAGCCCGTCTATGACCTTCTTGAAGTTGGTCAACTTTTCGCTTCGCGTGCCCTTCGCACGCCGAAGGGCGGAGCAAGCGTCTTTGAAGAAGCCCTTGAGCACATAGTCGTACAAGATGGGCTGGCCATCGGGCGTGCGATGGAAGCCCGTTGTGCCTTTCTCTACCATCTCCTCAACGGTCAGCGCCTCTTGGTCGGCTTCTTCTGGGCTTGCCGCTTTCGTCGCAATGTACTCTTCGTAGATTTCCCTGTTCATAGGTACGGTTCCCAGCAGCGGTTCAATAAACGTCAGTTTGACTTTGTAGGTTTCCATTTCTCCCTCCCTGTTATGAGTGATTGTCAGAGTCCAAACTAGGCCAGATGACGTATCAGCGCATTTCACACCTCCTCCACGTCCAATGTGCGCAGCCGAACCAATGCGTACTTCGGCGTCCCGTCCTGGTAGCGGCTGACCTCAATGTCAAACGTCGGCTGCGCATAATCGGCCTGGTACTTCATGTGCAGCCGCTGCACGAGTTCGCCAGCCGTTTCCCCAGGCCGCGGCCACTCCAGAAACGCGACCCAGACGCGCGTCCTGTAGTTTCCGGTTACGCTGTAGCATTCCCGATTGGGCGCGTCCATGTGCGCCATCCTATCTTCCTGCGGCGGCCAGCAGGATTATCATGATGACGATGGCCAGCAGCGCGCCGCCGACCGCGCCAAGTCCAGCCTGAACGCCGACCTCGTCTTCTGTGCCGCCCCAGATGACAATGCATAAGGCGGCGAGGATAAGCATGGCCAGTAGGGCGAAAATCATGGCTCACCACCTCATCATTTCCGTGCCCCGAACAAGCCTGGTCAGATCAAGAATCTGCTCCAGGTAGTGCTGGGCAATCTCCAACGTGTACTCGCCGTGCTGCACTGCCACCACGCCATCGTCCATCAGCGTAACGGAGAAAGTGAGCGGGCTTCCGTTCGCCACGTTGTCCAGGATGCCGAATAGGGCCTTCTGGTACTTGGCGTGCATGAAGAATGCACACTGCTCGTGCCCTAGAGGTGAACGCTGCGCGCCGATGCGAATCCAGCCGCCGCTGCCTTTGTCTATGTGCATGATGAGGTGCAGGCTGCCATCATCGCGCTCAATCCGTGTGAGGTTGCCCTTTTGCTTGACCTTCCAGAGTTGAGACATATTCTTCCCTCTTTGCCTATTTCCACGCCAGAAGGAACGAGAGCAGGCCGATGGCCACAAGAACAACGACCACAATGGTTATGAGCGTGGCAACAAGGGTTTCCAGCACGCCCTTTGGCCCGCCGCCTGTCCCGAAAACTATCCCGATACAGAGCAGGCCGAAGCCGAGAAACGCACCTATCACACAGATGTCCATCTTCACTCTCCCAGTAACGCCCGAATGCGGCGGGTGCACCGCTCGCACTCGTCATCCGTCCAGCCCAGGAGCGCTGCCCAGAGGGCGCGGCTATACGCGCCCTCTTCCGAGAGCCAAACGCGCAGGTCTTCGCGCATGGCCTCCATGAGCGCGCGTTTCCACGACAGGTCTCTGCGCCGCAATCCCGTGATGCCGCACATAACCCCGCGCGGAAGTCGGCCCTCGCCGAGGTGGCGCGCGTCTTGGGCCGCTTGCAGCCACACGGCTGCAGCGATTCGGCGGTAAGGGAACGTGTCGTCCATCGTCAATCTCCGAATTTTGGCGTTCCGCGCAGCCTCTGAAGTTCGTCCAGCCTGCTGCGCAACTCCGCGAGGCGCGCGCGGAGGTTCTCTTTGTCCTTGCGCGACGCGCGCGGGATTTGCGCCAGGATGCGCCACATCTCCTTGCGCACCTCGCTGATTTCGTCATCAACTGTCCAGTCGGCGACGTTGACCATATTCACGGCTCCTCCGGTTCGTTTAGAATGGCAAGGATCATGGCCACCAGGTTCATGGTATCAGCGAACGGGTCAGTTACCGGCAATGCCCACCTCGGCGTCTCCTCGGTGTCCCACATGACACGAACCGTGTGATCGCCTTGTGGCAAGATCAGATGCACAGGATGGTCATTGCGACCGTTGTGAAACCAGACTTCCCCACCCGCAATTTCCGCATACCACATTGTTGACCCTCCTCCTAGTCTTCAAACTGAACTTGCATTTTGGCGTAGGCGGCGGCCTTCTGGATCACCGCTCGTAAACGCGGCAACGCGCCCGCGACCTTGAGCGTTGTGTCCACCCGCTCCACGTGTATGCGCTGCAGTATAAATGCATTGTACGTGCTCTGTGCAAGCGTCTGGCGCAGGTACTCGTAGAACTCGCGCGGGACGGCGCTCGCAGACGCCTCCTGCAACTCGCGCGCCCGCGCCCCCAGGTCTTCGGCAGGTACGTCTTCCGAGGCCGACGGAGACGGCGCAGGCGCGGTCGGCGCGGCCTTGCGCGCGCCAGACGGCGGCGGGCCACCGGCGCGGTACCAGTCCAGCACACCGCGCGCATTGGTGGGAGAGTATCCGCGCAGCCGCCACTCGCGAAGGCACGTCGCAAAGAGCGGGACATCCTTCACCGTCGCGGCGATCTCTTCGCTCTGCGCGCGGTTCGGCAGGATGCCCATGTGCTGGCGGTACAGGTCGTCTAGCGGCGAGGCAATCCTGCGTTTGCTTTTGGGTTTCTGTGCGGGCGCGTCAGCGCCCCCTGTATCTTCATTTGTTCTCTCCCCCCTTTCTCTCTTAATACTCTCTTTGTGTAAAATTGCTTTACACCCCCTGTAAATTTCGTTTACACCCCCCTGTAAATTTCCTTTACAGGGGGTGTAAAGGAAATTTACACCCCCCTCCTCATCGCGCGGTTCATCGCGCGCTTCCACGAGGCCCATGATCTTCATCTTGCCCGTGTCCGCATAGACCCGCGGCTCTCCCGCCGCTTCGGAGGGCGTAACGTCTTTGAGGTATCCGGCTTCGCAGAGGCGGCGCAGGTGCGCGTTGACCGTAACGCGCGTGAGGCCGAGGTGGGCCGCGATGGTCTCCTGCGACGCCGTGCAGACGCCATCGGCCATTTGGCAGTAGCGCCAAACGACACCGTACACGGCTGCAGTTACGAGGCCCTCCTCCGCGACAAGCGCGTCAATGAGCGGGGTAAAGCCGCGGACATCGGTCAGGAACGCGCCCATGCGCCACCTCTACATAATGCGGCTAGTCGGAAGATTCCTTCGCGCAGACGGCTACAAGACAAGCCCCTCATCGGTGATAGTGCCATCAGCCATCAGTTGT